ATAAAATTTACGGCATTTCTGCGGCTGGTACTGCGGCTGGTGCAGTTGTAATTACCTATTCAGGAAACTAAGGAGTAATGATGAACGATTTTTCAAACGCGTACGCGCCAATTGTTAAGTATGACAAAAATGGCGATGGAACTCTTATGGTTTACGGTAAAGCGACAGACGATTCATTAGATATAGATCAGCAAATTTGCGACGCTGGCTGGTTAGATCGCGCTATGCCTGAGTGGTTTAAATCCGGCGGAAACATTAGAGAACAACATTCAAATATCGCGGCAGGAGTTGCAAAAGAATATGAATCGAAAGAAGATGGTCATTACATTACTACTCTTGTCGTTGATCCTGTTAGCGTTAAAAAGGTGGAAACGGGAGTTCTCAAAGGCTTCTCAATAGGGATTAAATCCCCGCGCGTAGTGCGAGATACCAAAGCGGTAAACGGTCGCATTATTGATGGGCAAATTGTTGAAGTATCGCTTGTCGATCGTCCGGCGAATCCAAACGCTAAACTTATTATGGCTAAAAGCGTGGATGGCGAATCTTCATTAATCCAAGTCGAAGAATTTCACGAATTTAAAGCGCCTACTCCTAGCGAGTTATTTCCGCCTAAAATTGGTAAAGCGGGGGCGTTAATCCGTCAAGCAAAAACTATTGCTCCGGAAATCAAAAAGTTTGACCAAGCAACATTTGATTCAGCGCGTCAAGCGTTGGCTCAACTGGTGATAGTCGAAGCGCAAGAAATGAAAGATGGGGAAGATGAAACAATATCGTTAAATCTTCTCCTAAACGCCGTTAAGAGCCTATTCGATTGGTATAACCACGAAGCGGCAGAGGGAGAAGTATCAATGGAAGAAACAGTAGAAATGTCTGCTCATACAGACGGTGAGAGCGTAACTAAAGATCCAAGCGCGGACTGCTCTTGCAAATGCGGTAAGTGCGCAGAAGCAAAAGGTTGCGATTCTAAGGAATGTTCATGTAAGGGATCTATGGCTAAAGAGTCAGATTCCGAAACAGAAAAATCTGTTACAGGTAATAAATGTCTAGAGTGCGGTTGCGATAAACCATCCGATTCTCATGGTCGCTCAGATGTATCTACTGCGGAAATGGTTGATAACCAACCAAAATCTGCAGAAGGTGAAGAAGTGATCGTGGCGGAAGAAAATCCGGTGGAAGTTACAACAGAAACCCCAGCCGAAGAACCAAAGGCTGATGAAGAAGTTTCAACTGAAAGTACGGAAGAAATCGAAGTACTGGCAGAAGAAAAAACCCTGCTCGGCGATTCACAAATTGCCGAAATCTTGGAAAAAGCCGTTAAGAGTGCTAAGGAATCAATTCAAGCCGAAATAGATCTTATTAAGTCCGAGAAATCTGCGGCAGAGAATAAGGTATCGGATCTTGAATCAAAGTTAGCGGAAGCGGTCACTAAAGCGGTTGCTGGTGGACCTAAAAGATCAGTAGCCAAAGCAGGAAACCAAAATGAAAAAAATAATTTGCTAGCCAAAGCGGATGAATATTCTCGCAAAGCGGCAAATACAACCGATCCGGATCTCGCAGTAGGTTACCGCTCACTTGCTAAAGAATTTATGGCAAAAGCGGGATCATCAAGCGATTCCGAATAACTCTTAAAGGAGAAAACCAATTATGGCACTAGAAATGCCTCGCGCTAAAGATCTGTTTGGCGATGTATCAGCAAAGTCTGCTGCTGAGAAAATGGAAGAATACACAAGTAGTCTTTCTGCTTCTCTCAACAAGTCAGTTGCTATGCCCGGTCAAGGATCAGACGCAACATCAGCACTAGAATCACTCGTAGCAAATAAGTCACTTGCTCCGGACGTTTTATCTTCACTTAATACCGCTCTACAAGCGCAACGTGGAACGATGGGAGATGTAGTTAAGGATATTAGCCTTACATCGCCTCTTTCATCTTCTTTTGCGGCTTTCGATCTTGAAGCGCCAGCAAAGTTGCTTACGCCACGTCCTACCCCACTTCGTAACCGTATCCCCCGTAAGAAGGGTGTCGGTACTGCTCACCGTATCAAGCGCGTGCTTGGTTACACCGGTACAGGAACAGGCGGAGTTGGAAACACATGGCCCGGAATCACAGAAACCACAACAACTACTTTTGGATCAGTTGCTTACGAGCGCGGACCAAAGATTAGTTATGCGGCTGATGATCTAATTTTGCCTTACAACTCATTCTCACTATCAGATAGCGTTTCATTTGACGCTAACTTCTCAGGTCTTGGATTCCAAGATCTTCGACAACTATCTTCAACATCAACACTTTACGCAACAATGCTGATGGAAGAAAGAATGATGTTGATGGCTCGCGGAACTGCTTCCGGATTTTCCGGCGCTCTTGCCGCTCCAACAGTTACACTTTCTGCAGTTACAGGTACAGGTTCACAAGTACCATTAACTGCTTCAACAACTTATTACGTTTACGCAACTTCCGACGCTGGTGCTTTTGGTGAGTCTGTTCTATCAACAGTTCAATCACAAGCAATCACAACAGGTCAAGTTGTAAAGATCGTTGTAAGCAATGTTGCTGGTGCTATTGGAACAAAGATCTACGTAGGTACTTCAACAGGTGCGTCTAACGCTCACTATGTTGGTCGTATTACATCTCTTACCGGTTTCATTAACGGTGCTGGTGCTTCAACTCTTGGAGATAACGTAGCGTTCAACACAACAGGAACTCTTGCTTCAACAATCGTTGCTGATACATCTGCTTACGCAACAGGTTATGATGGAATTCTTCCAACACTACTTAACCCATCACTAAGCGGTTCAATCAATGAGATTAACTCAGCGTTTTCAACATCTAACCCCGGCGTTGAATATCAGACCGTATTTTCTCAACTGTATGACGCAGTTAAGGCAGATCCGGATGAGATTCTTATTAACGGTTCAGATCGTCGCCAACTTTCAGACGCAATTAAGAGCGGTTCAACTGCTAACTACCGTTTGAATATTGAATCACCGGGTGAGGGTGGAGTCACATACGGCTCTATCGTTACAGGACTTCAAAATGAAGTTACCGGTAAAGCAGTGAACCTAACAGTTCACCCTTGGCTACCACAAGGCGTAAGCCCTGTCATGTCTTACACACTTCCTATTCCGGATACACAAGTAAGTGATGTTTGGTCTAACTACTTGGTACAGGACTACATGGGCATCTCATGGCCTGTAAACCAATTTAGTTATGATTTCTCAACATACTTCCGTGGCGTATTTATGTGCCAAGCACCTGCTTGGAACGGAATTGTTTCAGGAATTGTTTCTGCTTAACAATTAAATAAATGGTGATCGCGGTAATCAAATAAAGGGTTACCGCGATTATCTTTAGGAAGGGAAAATAAATGCCAAAGATGGTTGCTCCCGATAAAGGACTTAAACAAACAGACGTGGGCGGTTATCGTTATAACGTTAATCGACAAGGCGTTTATAATGTTGAAAATCGTAATCATGTGGACGCGATGAAGCGTGAAGGTTTTATAGAAGCGTCGATGATGGGCGCGGTGACAAACTCAGAAAATATTGGCTATACTTGTACTGCTTGCGGTTTTGGATCTTTTTTTAAAAAGTGCGGTCGGTGCGGTGTGGTAAACGATAGAATTGAAACGGATGGAACAACTAATGGCTAGCGCAATTTCTCCGTTATCTCAACAATTTTCCGTCCCATATTTAACTTTGGCTGAATTTAAAAATGCGCCTACGGCTATTGATATTGACAATTTAGTATGGAATTCAACAGATCCGGACGTACAGGACGCTGAATTAACTAACGTTATCGCTCGCGCTAGTAGTTATTTAGATACTTACTGCAATCAAATTTTAGGCGCAACGGTTGATACCGAACAACAAAGAACTCGCATTGGACGCGATGGGACAATTAAGTTTCACCCAAATAACTCTCCGGTAGTTGCGGTAACTGATCTATGGTACGGCTCAGATCCTAACAATATGGTTCAAGTAACAGATCCATCTGTTTGCTGGTTGGAATCTCAACAAGTTATTTTTCCTTACGTTAATCTTTCAACAACATTAACTTCACAAGGACCTTTATCGTTTGGTTTTCCTTATTACAATTCAAGTCAATGTTTTATTAAATATTCTTATATTAATGGTTATGAAAACGATACAATCGTTTTAGCAACGGCAGGGCAATCAACTCTTACGGTTACAACTGGTATTGGGTTTCGCGCTGGATTGACAGTCAAAATTTATGACGGGATGAGTTCGGAGAATGTGACAATCGCAAACACTTATGTGTTTGGATCAGCAACTATTCCCTTAACTGCGCCGCTTGTTTATTCTCACGTTGCGGGAACATCGATAAGCGCGTTGCCACCTGCTATTAAAGAAGCGGCTATTTTGGTTACTGCGGCTATGTTAAAAGTTCGCGGAGATAACGCAATGGTTATGAATGTAACCACAACGCCCGGAACTGCTATGCCTAACGCTCAACACGCGCAAGAAGAAATTTTAATGGCTCAGGAACTATTGAAACCATATAGAAGAATTCGCTAATGAGTAGATCAAGCGTAAGAAATCAGATAGCAACTTATTTACAAAGCGGATTTATATCCGGACTTAATCAGATTTTTACGTCTTTCCCTAAGCGCATTAACTTTCAAGTCAATGCTCAGCCGGGTATGCCTTCACGATCCGCGTTAATTGTTTTTATTCAAAACGAAAACGAAACTCGTATAGCAATCGGTGGAGCGCATAACGGATGGAAGCGAGTGGATTATTCTGTAATCTTGCAAGTTTTCTTTCAATCTTCTCAGCGTACGGCTGAAAGCGCAATGGATGATTTTGATCTTTTAATTGATGGAATCAAAGACTATCTACGCGCAGACCATAACTTTGGAGATATAACGGGAAATATTGTATGGCAAGGTGCGGAACCAGCAATAACAACATCTTATGGCGAGCCGGCAACTTCCGACGGGGGAGTGACGGATATATTTGCTCAAATTCAATTTTTAGTAACAGAAATGATCCAAGCCTAACAAGGAGAAAAAATGGCAACGTATAAATATAACGGTACGGATGAACGCGTATTTCCAACTGTCGGCGTTACCGTCGAACCGAATGATACGTTCGAAGCACCCGATGATTTTTCCGCATACAACGTAGTATCAGTATCCGGAAATTCAAAGCCTTCCGCACCTGCGAAAGAGCCTAAAGCAGATCCAATTACAACCTCGTCTGCCCCAGCAGACACAACCGCAGGAGCGTGAAATAAATGTCAGTACAAGCATCCGTCCGCAGTTACGTCGGCGTAGCAAAAGAAGTAACTAAAGGAACACCAGTAACACCAACAGATTTCATTCCGGTTCTAGCCTCGTCGCTAAAACCTGTCGATGTAATCATGCCTCTTTACGATCAAGGACTACGCGGTTCGAATGTAAATTCTTACGCGTATATTCCGGGCAGAACTCATTCAACCGTTGATTTTGGCGGAGATGTATTTCCGGATACAATTGGTTACGCTCTTTCGGGAATTATGGGAGAAGTAACAACAGTTGGCGCAACTGCACCTTATACTCATACAATTGCGCTAAAAAATACCGCAACAGTAGGAGCGGATTCTCAACCAATCGCTTACACAATTACTGATTATTATGCGGCTAACGTTCGCGCGTACGCGGGTCAACAATTTCATGACTTTACACTAACCTTTAGTGCGGAAGGTCTGCTTTCTTATACCGCTAAATCAACTGGATGGCTATCTTCAACTGCTAGCACTCCAACACCGTCATTTTCAACCGTATTGCCAACCCCTGTATGGCAGGGAACAGTTTCGGTAGGCGGATCTACAGTTTCAAATGCGGTCACGGGAACACTTACAATGGCTCGTCCTGCTACACCTATTTATGGCGTGTCAGCGACTCAAAATCCTTATAACGTATTTGTTGGACCACTAACCGTTACGGGATCACTAGATTTTGTAATGGAAGATGATACTCAACTTATAAATTACTTAACTAATACTCAACCAGCAATTGTGTTAAATTGGGCTTACGGAACAGGTGCAAGCGCGGTTCAAGTTCAGGCAACTTTAACTAAAGGTG